TTCTATGATCTGCTCTCGCTCAATGATTAGACGAGTCTCAATAGCAGCTTCAAATAGATTTGAGATATTTGTTTTAATTTCTTCTGAAAGCTCTTCTCCCTCACCAAATATATCAGCAAGATCGCTTTTGACTGACTCTCCAACAGCGGCAGATGGCTTCATGTTTAATGATGCTTGATTCTTTGCAGATGCATCTGGAGCTCCACCGCCATTTTGTGAACTATTAGGATCACTTACCTGTGCGAGAGTGTCATTAAGAAAGTGTGATAGGTCCTCAATACCTAGGCCAGCTAGCTTCGCAAGCGCTGCTCCTAGCATTTGAGACTTGTTGTGCTGCGGAATTTTAATAGTATCTGCAGCAACTGAGTCTTCGTTTACTGGCTTCGTCATCGAAGTGATCTCCTTGGAGTTTCTTTACAATATTTATACATTGTTGGTTTTAACCGAGTAGATGTGGAATTCTCTTATGCATCGCGTTTTTTATTAGTTAGAGAATTAATAAATCGCTCAAAGAGTTTTACTTTATTCTCTGTAATCATCTTAGAAGGAGCTTTCTTCATCTCTTCTGCTAACTTTTCTATTCCTTGTTCTGCCCATGTTCCACTAATTGGATCGAAGATCCAGGTTCTTCCTTCCATGATTCCTTGTACAAAAGCATCTGGAGCCGATGGATCAGCTACAACATCCGCTAGTGTCGCTAGTTTGAAATCATTCTGAACGTGTTGAACACCCTCAACCATCTTAAGAGAGCCCATGCCTCTAGATGACACTCCGAGCTGACATCCTTCTTTGATATATCCTTCTACAATTTTACCCATTGGAAGTTCTGTTAGAACTCTAGCTTTTCCAATAAAATTGTCTCCATTTCTTTTCACGCTTTCATGCAAAATACAAACTCTATCTAGATTGATCGTTGGACCTTGAGGATGGCCGAGTTCACCATATGCTCTCTTAGAAGATACATTATCCTTAACATATCTATTGATCTCATTTTCTAGAATATCTGAATTATAGATGCGTCCATTTCTGTTCTTAATATTGCCCTGAAGAAAGGTTCCTTCTAGATATAAACGTTTTGGTTTATCATCCGTTGCTTCTTCGATAATAAATCTTGAGTCTTCGATAGTTTCGCAGATTAAAAACATTAGTTGAGACCCACCATATTAGTTGCGGTTGAACCAGATAAAACTTGATCTACTTCGATCCATAGAGTAGTTCCGACCGGAACTGCTTTGAATGTTATTGTATTTTGATCCGAAAGCATTCTAACAACAACATCTCCGGTTCCACCTACATATAATGCTCTATACTGTTGAATAGTAGTTCCAGTTACAATAGCAGTAGCATGTTTGAAGGTCATCATGGGACTTTATTTCCTTTTTAATATTTATAGAGTGCTTACTTTTGCTGCTTGAATTGCAGCTATCTTGCTCGGATAATCTCCTCCCACTCTCTGGAATACACTCTTGCCATTATTCCATTTGAATCTTCCATAATATTGTTTATTAATTTTGCGCACATAAAATTTAGCGTGTCCAGAATTTGGATCGCCAGTATCAAATGATTCAGCTAAAATATATGACAATGACTTTGCCAATTATTCCTCTTCTTCCTCGTCGTCTATTTCTTGTCTGGTGTCACCGGAACTGTCCTCCATATCTTCAAATGGCTCTTCCGGGTCTTCATTTCCAAAAATACTTTTAGCGATTTCTTCACGTCTCTTCTCCACCGAATCTTGCAACCTGTCTGAAATTCCTAATTTAATCATATCTTCAAAAGAACTAGGCTCTTGTGCCATTGCATATTGAACAGCTTGGAGAGCACTATAGTTTGATGTTGCAACATCTTCTCCTGTTTCAGGAGTAAGATCTTTTATATCTACGGTTCCATCTTGATTAAGAGTAGCAGAAAAAGTATCTGGAGTTTTCTCATCTTCAAGAAGTGGTTTATTATCTTCTAACATTATTTTTTCCCTTCTTCTGGCATTGGAGGAAGATCAGGAGATTCTCCCATACCATTTTGATCTGGATCTAATACCGATGTATTAAATTGTGGATTCAGTAGTTCTTGTGCTATTTCTTGATCCATTTGTTCCATCTCTTCATCATCTTGACGAAGAATGTTTTTCCTAGCCCATCTCCAAGATATCGCTCTTCCGATATAAGGAAAAGCTGCTTCAAGAAGTTGGAATCTATTACTCATTATTTCATCTTCTTTTAATTCAGCAAAATAATTATCACGAGCAAATCTAAATTTGATCTTATCTTTAATTGTTACCCAATCATCATAAGTAGCAATTCCCTTAAGGATGAGTTGTTTTTCCATAAGAGATAAGAATAATTTTGTAAATCTAGTTCGAAGTCTGTCGATAAATTTAGAAAACTTAATTTCGTCTCTACTAATTTGTGTTGCTCTACCTATATCAAATAAAGATTCAGAATCTAATCTAGTGACTGGAACATTTAGAGCTCTATAGAGTTGTTTCTGGAAATACAGAACATCATCCATCTCACCAAGATTTTGTCCACCTGGAAGAATATCCACCTGAGTTCCTCTTCCTCCCTCTCTTCGTGGAAGCCAATAGTCCTCGAGCATCGTGTTCTTTGTGTACACTCCAGCATCTAAAAGATAGGTATGATGACTATGATAAGTTTCATCGCCGTCAATGCTAATACATCCAACATCAATCTTCTGATCTAGCCATTCTACAGATATTGCTTTATGGTTTACAAGCTCTTCTGCAAAGAATTTTTTAGAACCAAATTGTCCCTTAATATTGCTTCTATTTAAGTTGTTATCTCGACAGAAAGCAGATAGATTTTCTATAATAAGCTGTTCATTATTTGGAGTTATTATTTTCCATGTCTTACACTTTGGAATTCTATTTTTAGCGGCTATTGCTAAATTCATTCTCCACTCTGGAGTAAAATCCTCACTTTTATTTGGTCTTCTATTTGCTCCAAATTTAGTGCAATCCCAATGATATTGCATATGATCATTACGATTCATCCTAACCAAATTTTTTGGAGAATTATTTACTCCATTATAATCACGGTGATGAATAGTTCTCTTATCTTCATTAGCATATTTCTCTGAATGAACCATCTCATTAGGAATTCCAACTTGATCCTTCCATTTTGAAACTTCTCTATGCGTGAACTTCCAGGCTTTCTCATCATTTAGATAAATTTGTTCATACTCTCTACCCGAATTATTGATTCTATTCATTCTTCTATAACCAGGGATAATAGACTCACCGACAATATCCTTTGCTTCAACAAATCCTTTATTCCATACTGGGAACTTGTGATCTGGAGTACACACTACAGATTTTCCATTATCGAAAGTAACTCTTACTACTTCACTGTTCTTTTTAGTAATTCCGGCCCATGATACTGGTCCCGGAGCAAACTTTCCCGTTTTAGGATCGCATGAATACGCCCAATTGGTTTTGCCATTCTTAAATTCATCTATTATCTCTTGGAGAGTTAGAGTTCTGCCGTCGAGTAAAGGAATTCTTGTATCGAGTGCATAACACATGTACTTACGATCATCTCTGATCTCACCGGTTCCAATATCATAGACTAACCTATTCTTGTGTTTTGTCATGATATCTTTCATATATTGTTCAGCCTTCATCTTAGGTAGATTACCAACATCTACATACCAGATTCTACGCTCTGGTGCCCTTGATAAACGATAAATTATAGCTGCATTTTCTAGAGTTCTAAGCTGGTTTGTTTCTCTAATAGCTTTCTGAAGATATGATAAAACTAGAAGTCCATTAGAGTCAGTTAGACCAGAACTCACCAATACAATTGAATCTCTAGAAATTTTAAGCCCACCAGTAATTCCCGGCTGTGTAGAGAGTCCTGGTTGAGTATTTTTTGTCGAAAATCCCTTTTCATTAAAAACATAAAACTCATTGACTGTTTTTTGCATAACAGCTTCACCTTGAGCACTTCTAATTGGAATTCTTTTAACTTCTCGCACTTTTCTAATCTTACGAGGATCAATATATCTTAACTCTTTAATTCCTAATTTTGGATTTCCTTCATCAATTATTACATGATAATAGATTCTACCATCAATATACCAACGTCTAAATACGTCGTATGGTTGATTGTTGAATTCAAGTAGTTTGAGTATCTCCTTGAATTCGATAACCATTTCTTGTTTGATTTTATCTGAAACTTGAACTTCATCTAATACTAGATCAACTACTTCTTGATCAACGTCGAGAGTAATAGCTTCATTTACAATCTCATCGATTGCTGAATCTACTTCTGGTTGTTGAGCTACATCTCTATATTTGGTTATTAGGTCGGCTTCATTTCTAACTATGCCGTCCATATCAATGACTGTACTGTAAGCTCCAAAACCACCGGGAGCTTCGGTAATGATAATTGCGCCATCATCGTCATTTGGTGGAGCGAATGATTCGACACTATTATCTATTTGAGTCTTTCTCTTGAACTCAAATCCAAACAACTTCATTTAATTCTCCAAATAATAAAGGGACGCATTGGCCCCTTTATTCATCATTTAAGAGGCATTCTGGCAATTATTTATTACCTACCGAATGGCCTTCCAGAATTGTTACCAATTGGCTCCCACCAGTCAAATGAGAACGTAACTTCAAAAGTCTCGATCTGATTTTTATTATCCCAGCTTAGTTCAATTGGTCCTACAATAGTTGGAAAGATTCCAATCATTTCATACTGCTTCAGAATGTCACCTTCTTTACCGAACTGAGTAATTAGAGCTTCTTTCTTATAATCTCTGTCTCTTCGGAGGTTTGGAACATGTGAGTTCTGAATAGCAGACCACTGTTCCATCATATCTCTGATCAAAAAATCTTCATCATTTATAACAGAAACATTCCAATCAGGAAACGTTCTATCCCCAGACACTTTAATCTCACGACCAAAATATCCAACCGGAATAGATTCAATTATCTCTGGTGGATGCTGTGTAGCTCTTACACTGAATGTGAGCTTATCAATGGCATTGCCGACCGCTACTCCAGCAGGAGGATTACTTATCTCAACCTGGAATAGTGTAGGACGAGCACCGTGGAATTGGAGACCACGAGACTTAAAGTCTTGTACGTTAAATGGCATTTGCTAGTTCTCCGTTTCCTCTATTTATTAGAACTGACCAATTACTTCTGAGAAGTCTACACTATTACGTACAGCAACAAAGTTAAGCTGAATGCCACGAATTGCTCTTGCTGGCTTAATATAGATATCACCAACAAATTGTTCTTGAGCTATAACTTCAGGAGTATTATTAGTTTCATCACAGACAACTTGGAAATCATAGATACCACGTCTTCCTTGAATATCACGAAGGAATGGAACTACACGATTTCTAAATGATGCTCTAGTGAAGTCATCATTGAATTCGAAAAGCATGTACTTAGCGTCTGTAGCAATTGCTTTTTCTAGAGCAATAAATAGTCTACGTACGTTAATTGCTCGGAATGCTGAATCTTTCTTCAGAAGAGTTCTATCATCGAATAGATATACTCCATCACCCTTTGATGAAACAATAGAGTTGATTGACACTTTTGATAGAGTGTCTCTCTGAGCAATCTGGCTTGGATTAAATGCTAGCTTTACGACATTCTTGACTTGTCCGCGATTAAGACCAGCAAAAGACCACCAAGTGTCATTCGTTTCATCTGTTCTAGCAGCAAGTCCAGCGACAGATCCATTGAGTGGAACCCAACGGTAAATATCATTATACTTATCATACTGATACATGTATCCAGAGTCTAGAAAGCCATATGAACTTGGACGAAGTTGATTAGCAAATGTAACCATATCATTTAGTTCATTTCCAGAATTATTAACAACGGTGTTTTTAGGAGTAGATGCAAATACGACACAGTCTTTTCTTTCTTCTGATAGATTATCGATAAGATAGTTAACGTGTGTTACACCATCTGTATCTCTAGCCTTACCAGCAAGAACAAGTGAAATATCGGTGTCAGTTACATCTTTAAACATGTCATATCCACCGGCGATTACTGAAAGAGCAATACCAGCCTCATCATCTCCGTCTGTACCACCTACCATTTGAACACTCATTGCTGTGGTAGTATTTGCACTAGCTACTAGAGTAGAATTAGCAGAAGGAGCTCCAGTTCTATCATTAGCCCACCATAGATAGCGAGACTGATCATTAATAGCAGTCTTATAATATAGAGCACCACCATCAGCAGTCTTTGCATCTGTAGCACGAGACAGCCCACGGAATACTTCTAAAACGGTTCCTGGTGATCCACTGAATTTTCCACCCTCATCAACCACAACAACGTGTAGTTCATCTATAGCAGCAGTGTTTCCAAAGTTTTGAACATACTCTGAAGTTCCTGGTGCTGAAGTGACAAGATTCTGAAATTCCCAATAACGACTAATAGTATTTGAAGACCATGCCTGTCGTAGTCTAAATGGAGACGCTAGAGTTAGAGTGAATGTTGAAATGGTTGAGTTACCGGTTACTGATCCTACATTAGCAACCGCAATGTATTGAGTTCCAATGGTTGAGTTACCAGCTAGGATATTGTCACCAACTTGTACCTGTCCTTGAAGTGCGAATGCTTGTGTATTAGCATCTGACTGAGTTCCGGAACCAGTAAATCCAACAGAAATTACTGCAGAGGCTGATCCAACAGTAAATGCAATATTAGAAGTTCCAGCAATATTAGCATTTCCAACAATAGCAAGATTTGAATTGTATGCTGCATCACTATCACACACTGAAACTCTTAGAGAATTTCCAAGATCTCCTGGATATTTCGCGACATAACCAACATTAGCACTGAAGGTTT